GTTGAATTAAATCATAAACTTAGTGAATTAGAAGCAAAACATCTTACAGTATCTAATGTATTAGAAATTGAACCACCCCCGATTAGATTGTATATAAATTCAGGCGGAGGTTCAATTACAGCTGGTATTGCATCAATGGATACAATTTCAAGGTGTAAAGTTCCTGTTTATACTTATGTAGATGGATTTTGTGCAAGTGCAGCAACTTTTCTTTCAGTAGTGGGAGTTAAAAGATATATAAGTAAAAATTCATATATGTTAATTCATCAATTATCTTCAAATTTATGGGGAAAATATTCTGAAATAGAAGATGAGAAAAAGAATTTAGATTTAATGATGGAAACAATTAGAAATGTATATACAGAATATACTAAAGTTCCAACAAAAGAATTAGATGAAATATTGAAACATGATTTGATGTGGGATGCTAAAACCTGTTTGAAATACAATTTAGTTGATAAAATTATATAGGAGTTAAACGATGACAACAAAACCAATGAGACCATTACCAGGATCTAGTAATCAAGGAGCTACAGTTCAAGTAGATTTACGAGATGCAGAGACATTAAAATGTGAACATTGTGGGAATTATCTTTTTATACTTTGTTATGTGTTAAAGAGATTATCAGCATTAGTTTCACCTACTGGTAAAGAAGAAATGATACCTGTACAAGTTTATTCGTGTGGTGCCTGTGGTAATGTTTCAAAACTTTATACTGGAGTTTTGGGTGATGAAGTTGAAGCAAATGTGTTAAAAGAAGATAAACCAGATAAAGAACCATTGTTCCGTGCCGATTTATGAGTATATCTGTCCAACTTGCGGGCATGAAGAAGAGGTTTTACAGAAGATGGAAGATAAAGCTCCAGATTGCTCTAAATGTGTAGAGGTAAAACAATTAATGAAAAGGAAAATTTCAAAACCGGCAGTTATATTTAAAGGATCAGGATTTTATGAAACCGACTATAAGAAAAAACCAGAATCAAAAGAAGATAAAAAGCAAGAATCTGTTTCACCACCTAAAAAATCTGATGGAGATTCAGAATCCTAATTATTGGGATGAAATAACAGAAGAGGATAAAAAAACTTGGTCTAATTATATGATTAATCGTTTTCTTTCTATGAAGAGTGATTGGGTAGAACTTGTAAATGAATTTCAAAAATATAATGTAAAACCAAAAGATTTATATAAATTTTATATAAATGTTTTACCAAAAAGGAAACAGTGGTTAAAATATGTTAAAGGGAGAAATGATATGAACTATCCAAACTGGCTTATTAATATAGTACGTAATAATGATGAATGTAGTAGAGCTGAAGCTATAGAGGCTATAGGTTTTTATATGCTGACAGACGGTGGTATGCTTGAATTGCGTGAGATATTAGTAAAATGGGGTATTGAAGAGAGTAAGCTTAAAGAATTAGGAATAGACTTTACTAATCTTATTGTATGATAAAATCTTTGGTTAATTATGAAGTTCTAAAAAAATTTACTGATGAAGATACTCTTGATTTAGAATACCATAAAGTAACAAATGACATTGAAAATACTGATATTGAGCGTGGTATAAATATTATATTTAAATATTATCGTAAAAGTGGATTTCCCCATTATATTATAAATGATCAAGAAAAATATAGTCATTTTGAAAAGTTAAGAAAGTTTAATTCGAATACTATATTTGAAAACAATCAAATTATTCAAACGATGCATTGTTTACGGCTAGTGTGGTCATACTTTCCACATTGGATTGATGTTAGATGTGGAACATCTTTAAGTCCAAGAGAGGCATTTAATGATGATGTTATGTTGAAAACAATTATTAAAAAATGTTGGAATTGGCAATTAAAATATGGTAATAATAAATTTACTTTAAATAGATTTAGACAATCTTTGAAATTATATGGTGGTTCATATGGAGTTAGTAATTTTAGACCAACAGCAGCAAAATTAATTTATGAGAAGTATGGTGGTGATGGAGTAGTGTGGGATATGAGTTGTGGTTGGGGTGGAAGGTTATTGGGGTTTCTTGCAGCATCTAATACTAAACATTACATAGGAACTGAACCTGCCACGAGGACATATAATGGCCTATTAGAAATGAAAAAAGATTTTACATATCTAAATAAGAAAGTTGATATTTATAAAAAAGGAAGTGAAGAGTTTTTACCACAAAAAGAATCTATTGACTTTTGTTTTACATCACCACCGTATGCAGACTTGAGGGAATATAACATTGGGGAATTCGACTGGACTGTTCTGATGAATGGCGTTTGGGCTACATTGGTCCAGAATATAACTAATAACGCTCATATTCTTATTAACTTGGGCATTGTCTATAGGGAACGAAAAGTAAAGCTGTATTGGCAACCGTGGCTGGACTATGCAGAGAAGCTAGGATTTCCGCTCTTCGGTTGGTATGTATGGGACAAAGGTTTTGGTATGTGTGGCGATGCCAAAGGTAGGTTGGCGCCATCACATGAGTTTGTATTCCATTTCAACAAAGAAACGGAATCCGCAAGAAAATGGTTGAAGACTCACAGCTATCTGAGATATAAATCTGACCATTCAAAACCAAAAGCGCATTCTACGTTCAGACAGAGGGACGGAACGGTCAGAGAGGCACGTAGTCCAGACAAGATAGGGCAGGAATATAAAATCCCTGATAGCGTTATTCGTATAACTCGTGAAACAGCGAATAAAACAGACCATCCAGCACCCTATCCTGTAGCTTTTGCTGAATTTGGCATCAATACATGGTCTACGATTGGTGATGCAGTATATGAACCTTTCGGTGGCTCAGGCTCCACACTAATAGCCTGCGAGAAACTAGACCGTCGGTGTTACATGATGGAGATCGACGAGCATTACTGCGATATCATAGTTAAGCGCTGGGAGAACTTCACCGGCAGAGAGGCGACAAGGCAATGACGCAGGAAAGGCTTCCATGGCACAGGCAGGAGACGGAGTCCGCGAAGGCTTTCCACGCCTTCATGCTGTACCGAGACATGCTCCCAAAGGGAAGATCAATCCAAAGGGTTCAAGAGCAACTCGATAAACCCTCAGGGTATTACCGTCATCTCGCAACCTGGTCGTCTC